GAAGAGGCCATAAAGAAATGGCGTGCTCGTGTAGGTGAAGAAGAAGCAAATAAAATATCAAGCCGTGCTGCGAATAGAGGCACAAAGATCCATAGCTTGTGTGAATCATTTTTAAAAGGTGAACCATTACAAGTTGATATGTTTGACCAGGATTTTTGGAATAACCTAAAACCTTTTGTCGACAAAATAGATAATATACATGCTTTAGAAAATATGATGTACTCGGATAAACTTCAATTGGCCGGTACAGTTGATTGTATTGGTGAATATGAGGGTGAATTATCTATTATTGATTTTAAAACAGCAAGTAAATTAAAGAAAGAAGAGTGGATACAAAATTACTTTATACAAGCAACTGCGTATTCAGTCATGTTTCAGGAACTATTTAATATTAAAGTTCCAAACATAGTAATTATAATAGGTGTGGATAATGAAAGTCCACAAATTTTTAAAAAAAGAAGAAAAGAATTCATTAAACAACTAGTGGATTTACGACTTTCTTTTGAATAAATTGGTTTACATTAAATAAGAAACGTGATATAATGTAAAACAATAAATAAGGAACTATTATGAAAACCTTATGTTTTATACTAGTACTTTTCTGTATTTTATTAATAGGTGCAATATTTGAAACAAAATCAATATCTGCAGAAAAGATAGAACCTAAAAAGATTTATTATTCAGCTTTAATAGAAGATGCAAGAAGACAAGTTGAATGTTTGGCACAAAATATTTACTATGAAGCAAGAGCAGAATCAGAAGAAGGCCAATTAGCAGTTGCTCTTGTAACATTAAATAGAGTATCTAGCCATTTATATCCAGAAGATATTTGCCATGTTGTAAGAGAAAAATTAGGCAAAACCTGTCAATTTACATGGTGGTGTGATACTAAACTAAAAAATAAAGCAGTCAAATATCAATACAATACACAAGAAAAAGAAGTATATGATAATATGAGAAAAATTGCTCTATTTGCTTATGTAAATTATGAAGTGATTGATGATATTACTAATGGTGCTTTATTTTATCATGCAAACTATGTTAATCCCAAATGGCGTAAAACAAGAACAGCCAAAATTGGTAAACATATATTTTATAAGTTAAAGGAAGACATTTGAACGAAGATCAGGAAATAGAAACGACGAAGGCATTATTAGGTAACTTAACTAATAATGTACATATTAATGCGATTCATGTCCCTTCAGTAACACATCAAGTATTTTTGGATATGGACATTGATGATCCACACAAATATAGAAATTTAATTTCATTACTTATTAATGCTCCTACAACTGATAAAATTCATTTGTATATTAATAGTAATGGAGGTAATCTAGATACTTCAATTGCAATCATTAATGCAATGTTAGTATGTCAAGCAGAGATTACAGGTTTTATAATGGGTGCATGTCATAGCGCAGCATCTATTATATCAATGTATTGTCATAGTGTACATGTATTTGAAACTGCATATATGATGATACATACTGCATCGTTTGGTAATTTTGGCAATACAACTACTGTAAAAGCACAAACTGATTTTACTGTAACACAAGTTGAAAAATTATTGGATGATGCTTATAATGGCTTCTTATCTAAAGATGAAATGAAAGAAGTTAAACAAGGCATTGAACTTTGGTTTGATTCTGAAGAAATACGAAAAAGATTAAAGAAAAGATTTGCTACCATTGATTCAGAAACAAAGAAAAAATTGAAAAATAAAAAGTGAGGTGAATTATGATAGAGAAAATTGCTCTCTATGTAACAATTATATTATGTATTTCAATTATATCAGGTACATACATCTATTCTAATAAAGCATATGATGATGTCCTATCAGAAAATATTAAGTTTGCTATGGATAAAGGTATAGATCCTATCGCGGTAAGATGTGCTTATGCCTCTACATGGAAACAAGATAATATTTGTATTATGTATGTAACACACAAGGAAACTGCTGTAGATGCTCCTGTGATTAAGAAAAAGTGAAAAGGAAATATTATGGAATTTGTTNTTAAAAAAGTATCAAATGGTTTTATTGTATCAAGTGTTGATCTGGGTGATGAATTTATATTCACAAAAGAATATCAAGTTATTAGATTTTTAAAAGATCAATTTAAAAATGAGGTGCCTGCATGAGTTTAAAAAATAGATTGGCATTACATTATAAATTGGGCGAAAGAAAAAATATTGAAATATTATGTGAAGATTTAAGAAACAAAAGAGATGAACTCAATCAATTTTTTGAAGAATATTTAGAATTATTTGATGAAAAAATGAGTACTGAACCTAATCAAAAATCACCTGTCTGGAAAGCATATAAAACAAGATATAAAGAATGGGAAGATATTAATTCTGATCTAAAAACTGCAACATACTACTTAGGTTTACTTTAATGCAAGGTAAGATATTTAAGTCATCACAAGAATTTTGTATCTATATAGATAATATTGTATCTAATACAGGTATGAATCATATGGAAGCAGTACTTGAATATTGTAAACAAAATTATATTGATCCAGAAGATATTAGTAAAATGGTCAATAAACAACTTAAAGAAAAAATAGCAGTGAATATGATTGAAGAAAATTATTTACCCAAAAGGGCCACACTTGATGTATGACAGGATTTAGAGCATTTAGATATTATATTGCTTTAAAACTCCATTTTAATAAACAATCTTTTAATGTATTTCAAAATAGAGGTAATATCAAAGGTTCATACGCGGCGTTTGAATCAAGGAATGACAAATACTTATTTGAAAAATTAGCAAAGAAATTTGTTTCTGATAAAGATTTAATTCAATTCCTTGTTGCAAATTTAGCATATGGTAATGATAATATTGTATATGCATTAGAAGAGGCAGAGGAATATTATATACAATGGATGAAAAGAAAGCAAAGTATTACCAAATCATTTTTTGATGATTTAAATACTATTCAATTTGAAGCAGAAAAGAATAATTATAATTTAGACCAAATAATTAATTTTACATTAAATACATATCCTGTTATAATTAAACTATACCTTGGTAAAAAGATCAGTATGGAAAGTATAAATATACTTAATGACTTTATACCAATGGTTCAGAAATGGAAACAAGAGCCATCAATGATGGTTATTGAAAATGATATATTAAGAATTGAAAAACTTAAAGGCTTTGTTAAATATGATAGAAGTAAAATTGAAAACAAAGTTAATGAGTTTATCACTGGTTTATATTGATGTTGATGTGTCGTCATTATAGATACTATGTAATACACATTTATACTACGCTTATATTAAGGAAAATACTATGGATATTAATACATTAAGACAATCCCGTAATCAAGACTTCGGTCAAATCTCATCCGCATTCGAAAAGATTGCAAATCCAGCTACCAATACTTCACAATCATATGAAGATGAAAGAATTTGGAAACCTACCCCTGATAAGGCAGGTAATGCAGTTGCAACAATTCGATTCCTCCCTAAACACCCTGATGATGAATTACCATGGGTAAAAGTGTTTTCACATGGTTTCCAAGGCCCTACCGGTCGTTGGTACATTGAAAATTCTCTTACAACATTAGGTGAAAATGATCCTGTTGGTGAATTAAATTCTAAACTATGGAATTCAGGTGTTGAGGCAAATAAAGAAATTGCTCGTAAACAAAAACGTAGATTACATTTCTATTCTAATGTTCTTGTTGTGAGTGATCCTGCAAATCCAATGAATGAAGGCAAGGTAATGATCTTCCGTTATGGTAAGAAAATCTTTGACAAAATCATGGATAAAGCAAGACCAACATTTGAAGATGAAAAACCAGTAAATGTTTTTGATCTATGGGAAGGTGCAGAGTTTAAATTAAGAATGAGAAGAGTTGAAGGTTATCCTAACTATGATCAATCAACATTTAGTGACCCTAAACCAGTTGCAACTAATGATGAGGAAATATTAAATATTGTCAATAAACAATATAAATTAAGTGAATTTCTTGATCGTAAAAACTTTAAATCTTATGATGAACTTAAAACCAAGTTAAATACAATATTGAGTGGTGA